TTATTTGGTGGAGCATAGCGGGTTCGAACCGCTGACCTCTTCAATGCCATTGAAGCGCTCTACCAACTGAGCTAATACCCCTTTGACTTTCGTCTTGGTGCGTCCTGTTGAGGACGGGGAGAAATTATCATTTCCAAAGCGGGCATGCAAGCTTTTTCTACAAAAAAATTGCCCCGGGATGTTTTTTCCGGAAAATACTGAATCCGGAAAGGACTGCAAATCCCATACAGACGAAAACAGGGACAGTCTGAACAAATATGTTTGAATGAGATTCATTCCTGTTTTACCTTTGCATAAATGATGAAACGTCCTCTTTTTATTCATCGTATGATATTCGCCTGTGAAAAGGGACAGTATAGTTGAAATAGGGTGAATTAGGGGTTAAATGGCCTGAAAGCTAGCAACGGCATGGAATGACGGAGATGAAAGAAGTGGGCGCATAGTTGCGATCGGAGGGAAGGAAACTGCCGAAGTGGGACAGGTTGTTGCGATATGAAAAGACCCCTCCGAAGAGGGGCTATAATAGTCACGCTGGTAGAATGAGGCCGAGGCGGTCACAGGCGATCCGGTGATAGTCCGGAGACAATTCGATGCCGATGGCGGTATGGCCTTTATTCCGCGCCGCCGCCAGAGTCGTGCCGGAGCCTGCAAACGGGTCCAGGATGCGCGATCCGGGAGGCAAGATTCCGAGCAGATGCTCCATTAAAGGAATTGGTTTGGCGGTCAGATGGAGCTTATCCTTGGAGAACATGGGCGTGCGGACACAGCCAGCCGGACAAGTCCTGACCGTTTTGTTGTACCTTCCTTTCGTGGCAGTCAAGATGTATTCGCACTGATTCCGGAAGAGTCCAAGCTGGGGACGGCAGGATTCCGTTTTATCCCAAGAAACGATTCCCCTCCATGTCCATCCGGCAATCTGGAGTGCATCCGATGTCAAAGGCAGTTGCCTCCAATCTGAAAAGACCATCAACCAGCCTTCATTCTTTGTGAGACGAAAAGCCTGTTCCATCCACCTGATCGTCCAGAGAAGGTGCGTGCGCTGGTCCCGGGTATCGTTTTGAAAAGAAGGATAGATTTTTCTTGTGCCTGTCACCTGGTATTTTTTGAGCGGGTCAGCCATCCGGGCGGTGGTGCTCATACCTCCGCTGGCATAAGGCGGGTCCGTAACAATCGCGTCAAAAGAATTGTCTTCCCAAGTTTCCATGAGGGCCATGCAGTCCCCCTGGATCATTGTTTGTGTATTAGTCATAGGGGCACGAGTATAGCTCACGCCCGGTATCTTTTCAGGAGAGTAACGAATTTATTATGAATTCGTTACGGAAAATCTAACATAAAATCCTGACCATAAATTTTATGCGGTTGTGTCATGAGGTTCAGCGCTTAGGACGGCGCATTAAATATTCTCTTCTTCCTTCCATTTTCATGACAGGTTCCCAACCTTCTTTGATCCAAGAATTCCAAGATTCGAAGTTCTCTGGTACTCCAAGTATTTCTGTACATTTATATTCCCATTGAGGTGCGGAAGAACTTTTCTCTTGGTGAGATTTGGCGAGAAAGAAAACTATAACAATTATTCCTATCGCAATGATAAATAAAATAATAGTGTTAATATACTTAATCATAATATCTTGCAAGTATTTCTTTTCATTGTTTAGGACAGGAAGGATTATTTGAAGGCAATAGTTTGTTGAGAACTATCTTATCTGATTCTATCTCTTCTTCAAGATAGTCTAAAGCTCCTCGTAAAGTCTTTTTAGCAAACTGGAGTTTCCCTTCTAACCTGTGTATAGCTTGAACATAAGGGGCATTTTCGGAAGTACTAGAATCTTCCAATCCCCACAACCAGCCCATGCTGACGCCTAGAGATTGGGCCATCCTTCCCAATTCGGCGGCACCCGGAGAACGGCCTTTCTCTGAGTTTAGGTATTCAGATATGGTGCCTTGCCCAATATTCGCCATATAAGCTAAATCGCTCTGTCTCAAACCTTTTTCAGACATTGCTTTTGTTAATCTGATTATAAATAATTTGTTTACAGATTTTTCTCTTGCCATAGTTTTGATATTGGATAATCTGATTTCAGATAATGGCGCGCCACTATGAGGCGCGCCGCTGTATGGCGCGCCATAAGGAGAACCTATCATGACAACGGAAACAGTACAAGAACGCATCACACCGCAGTGGCTTCTTGCCCGCGGCTGGTACATTACGGAGGCCGCCAAGGCGATTGGCCGGGACCCCAGCCATGTGCGGCGGGTATTGATCGGAGACAGGGAGAGCAAAACCATTACGGAGCTGCTGCGCGCCCTGCCTGAAAAACAACTTACCGGGCAACGGGGATGATTACTTTCTTGAAAAGAACCCTGTCCCTGCTGCTGGAATTGGCCGTGATCTCGGCAATGGTCGGCGGGGCTGTCTGGTGCCTGGGCTATTGCCTGGACAACGAGGCCCGGCAAGTAAGGGAGGGGAAGAAAGACCCCCGGACCGCCATATTACCCGTATTGCCGGAGAACCGATGAAGGATGAAAAGTTTACATCTCTTGAAAAAAACGTGGTGCTGGCACTGCTTAGCCGCCCCCAGTTCCGCCGCTGGTGTGGATTGCCGGAAAAGGGGCCGCTGACGCTACAGCAAATTGCCGATTGCCTGGGAGTGTCCCCGCAGACCATCCAGGGGATTGAAGTCCGCGCAAGATTGAAACTGAAAGAAGCCCTATCGAAAGAATTTGCGGATCATGAAAAAATGTGAATTGAGCATCCCGGGAGAAACCCGGATTGCCCTGGGGGTGAACGAGGCGAACCGCCTGCACAAGTACGCCACCGCCCAGGCGGAAATGGCCGCCCTGGCCGGGAAGCATGCCGTGCTGGCCGTGCTGCGGCTTGGCAAGCTATTGAAAGATTTGAAGGATGCCACCGCCCACGGTGAATGGGGACAATTATTTAAGGGGGAGAGCGGGGACAAATCGGAACCACGGTTCCGATTTACTCCGAGAATGGCAAACAAATATATGCGCTGTTACCAGGAAGCGATGGCGCGACTGGACGCAACGGAACGGGCCGTGCTCTATATGGGATTGAGCGGGGAGGATGTGGCCCAACTCCCGGCCCTGATGGAGAAAGCCACCGGGAACGCCGTCACGCCCCGGCAAATGATGCTGAATCTGCAAGTGGTGAAGGACGGCAGCAAGAGCGCCGCCCAGGCCGCCCGCCTGGCCCAGCACGAAACCATCTTGAAAAACCGGGGGAAAGGCCGTGCCTCCTCCCCCGTAAGCCCGGAACAGGCCATGATGGCCGCGGTGGCAGCCGTGCAGCCGGAAGAAGAATTGAGGGAACAGAAGAAGCAGGTGGCCGTCAAGGACGCCCACCACATTGCAACGCTGATGGCTGAATTCCTGGAAGCGGATTTGCACAGGTATTTGCCCGGAAACGACCGGGAGGCATTTTGTATCCTGTTGAGTGATTTTCAGAAAGTTATCAAGGAAGGAAAATGAACGAATTGTCCACCATTGAAGGGCTGCCCGGCTGGGACGCCCTGCCCACGGAAGAGCGGCTGAAGGTGCGCAAGCTGCATGCAGCCTGCCGTGAAATCGCCGCGGCTCCAAACAAGATGGCCGCTTACAAGCTGGCGGCCCAGGCGATGGCCGATGCCGGACATCCCATGTCCTGGCAGTCCGTCCAACGCAAATTCCTGGCGTGGCAAACAAGCGGCAGTCTGCTGGCCCTTGCCGATTTGAGGATGGCCGGGATGCGTCCCACCCGGGCACGGGTGAAGCATCCGGGATTTGTCGCTTACTGGACGGAACTGCAAACGCGCTGCCAACGCAACGGCGGCCAGGCTTACCCGCTGCTGCTGGACATCTGGCGCAAAAAATCCGAAGTCATTCCTGGGTACGAAGGCTGGCCCGGCCATCCTCAAATCCCCGTTGGCTGGTCCAAAAAAAACCTGATGCGAATTAAACCAGCTGCCCTGGAAGCCAGGGTGATGCGGGAAGGCATCAAGGCCGCGGCCCCTCTGCTGCCGATGGTGCTGACTACCCGCGTAGGCATGGAGGCCGGGGAATACTATGTTTCCGACGATAACTGGGTGGATGCGCACGTGATTTGCGGCAAGCAGATTGTGCGCCCCTTGCAGCTGGGATGCCTGGATATTGCCACCGGAAAAATGGTGCACTGGGGCATGATGCCCCGGATGATGCGCCAGGACGGGACGCACGCCGGATTGACGGAACGCTACATGCGCATGTTTGTGGCGGGGCTGCTGGCAAATGTCGGCATCAATACGTCCCGGGGAACCACCCTTGTGGTGGAAAACGGAACGGCAGCCATCCGGGCGCACATGGAGCAGGTCTTGCTGGACCTGTTTGACGGCGCGGTGAAGGTCCACCGCTCCGGCATGGAAGGGAAAACCCAGGCATTGCTCCGGGGGTATGAAGGCCGCCAGGGCGGCAATCCCCGCGGCAAGGCGCACCTGGAATCCGTGTGGAACCTGACGGCCAATATATGGAGTTCCTGCCTGCCCGCTCCGTCCGGCCATGACCGGACAGAGCCGGAATGGCTGGCTGGCCTGATGAAGGAGCAAAAGGCGCTGCTGAAAAAGCAGGGCTATCTGGAAATCAGGGATCCGGACCGGGCCGCCACGCTGCGGCATCTGATGCCAACCTTTGAACAACTTACAACCGATATAGCCTGGCGCGTGTACGATGCCTTTAACGATCGGACCGACCACGCCCTGGAAGGATGGGAACGGATGGGGCTGGTGGTGCCGATGGTGCGCCTGTCCACGGACGGCGACTGGATCACGCTGACGGACAGCATACCGGAAGCGGACCGCCACACGCTGCTGAACATGGCCGCCCGCGATCCGGAAAGGCTGGTCAGTTCCCGCCGCCTTTCCCCCGCGGAAGCCTGGAACCTGAAACTACAGCACCAGCCTCCGCTGCGGAAAGCGACGCAATGGGAAATCGTGGATTTGCTATCCCGTGACCTGGCCGTGAAAACGGTGGTGAAAGGCTCCTACATCGTCCTGCAAAACAAGGCGGTAAGCATGGACCGCCTGTACTACCCGGCCAGCATCGTCACGCCGGAAGGGTATCAGCGCATCCTGCCCAGCGGCATGGATGTATGGGTGATGCTCAACATGTTTGACGATCAGCACTTGTACATCATTGATGGAAAAGGGCGCTGTCTTGGTATGAGCACGTTACAGCAACGTGTCCCCTATTATGACGAGGACCAGGTGCGGGCGGCTATGGGAAGGAAGAAGAAAGCCACGGCGGCAGCCTTGCAGGAAACGCGCGTCCACCACGCCCGGAAAGAAGCGGCCATCGTCGGAACACGCCTGTACAACCGCCAGGTGGCGAAGGGGGCGCCCATTACGGTGCAAGGGCTGCTGAACGCCGAAGGCACGGATGCCGCCGCCCTGGCCGCCGTGAAAAAACTGCCCGGCATCAGCCTGTTGCCGGAAACGGAAATACCGGAAACGGCATCCCCCCAAAAAGAAAGCCATCCGAAAATTTCATTTTTATAAATACTATGGACAGAATAACATATACAAAAAACGACAGCGACCCGCGGCGCTTTTTGCCTGCCGTTACCAGCGGGCCATACCCCCAGGAAACGAAGCAGACACTAGCCTGGCTTATCTCCTACGCCGCAGAACACAACTGGACCCTGGGCGATATGGCAGCCCAGGCCGGAGTGTCTGCCAAGACGATGCGCTCCATACTAAAAGGCACCTACGAAGCCAATGCGGAACCGCATCTGCTGGCCCTGGCCGCACTCCGCGCCCGGCTAACTGTAGATCAGGCGGGCGAAGATTTGCCATTTGTGGAAACAAAACTTGCCCGTTATACGATGGATCTTGCCGAATTTACACGGCGCTACCATTACGCGGCGGTGATGATCGGACCGACGCAGTGGGGCAAGACCGAAGCCGTGAAGGAGTACGCCCGGAGGCATCCGGACAAGGTGGTGCTGGTGCGCTGCCCCGTGTCAGCCAGTCCTACGCGGCTGCTCTACCGGATTGCCAAGCAGATCGGAGCGGGAACGACGCTGAAACCGGAAGATATGATCGACCGCATCCTGCGCTACCTGACCCCTGATCATTTACTAATCATCGACGAAATTCACCATGTTTTGCGCAGCGACAAGATGGGAATGAAAGGCGTGGAGCAGGTGCGGGAACTGCGGGACATGTCCGGCTGCGGACTGCTGCTGACGGCCACCCCCGAATTTGAGGCGGCAATGGAAGAAAGCCCGGTCTGGTCCGACATGCTGAAACAGCTGTCCAAACGCAACGCCTGCCGGGTGTACCGCCTCCCCTCCGCCATCAGCACGGAAGACTTGCGCCAGGTATGGGAATTTTACGGATTCCCGGAACCGGACGCGGGCCTGCGGGCCTCCGTCGAAGCCGCCGCCCAGGACAGCGGGTACGGCGTGATTACTAAAAGAATGAACCTGGCCCGGATAGCCGCTAAAAACGCGGGTGTGCCCGTGACCTGGGATTATTACCTGGGAGCCATCAAGAAGCTGCAAGACATGGAAGACGGCAACATGCCGGATGACGTGTAACCCTCTACATCCTATGAATCAAGACACGACGACACCACAGCCCCACCCGTGGGTGACAACCTCCACGCCGGACAACCTGCGCAATCCGCAGCTGCTTCAGGATTTGTCGGAAATCGGCATGACCTGCCTGCTGGGCTGGCATGCCCTGATGGACACGCCCCACAGTTATGCCGCGGAGTCTGTGTGGTACGGCAAAGCAAAAACATGGGCGGAGGAATTGGAACGCCTGTATCTCACCTATACGCAAGGAGACGACTGGATGACCCAATTCCCGGCCCCCCAGCAACACATCATCAGCCAGGCGGATGCGGACATGTCCCGCGCCTATGGGATGCTCTTCTGGAACAATCCCATGCCGGATGGCAGCGACCCGAAAACAGCCATAACGCAACGGCTCTTGTCCGCCCATAACATCATCCGCCACCTTGTCAAAGGCGAAGGCGGCCTGCCTTATGGCAGGCTGCCCAGGGTGGGGGAACCTGAATTCCTGGCTTATGACCCGGACGCGGAAAGATGGGTTGCCGGACGCGGCATTGAAGACCTGGAAGACGACAGATACCAAGACTAACAATCAACACCACCATCATGTATAGCACCAACACCAACCATCAACAGGACAGGGGGCAGCAAGCCCCCAATGTCAAGCCAGCCCCCAAAGGCGGCCACTTTGTCCTCCACATTGAGGACGTTGCCACGGACAACGACAAACTTGGACTGGCTATTTACTGGTCAGCCGTGCGGGAAACCGCCTATGAAACGCCAGCTTTCCGCGTCTTTGCGACGCTCAAAGAGGTGATTAACCGAAACGCTGACGCCATCGGTGAAATCATGGCCGATGCCATCAATCGCAACCGGGAGGACAAACAATGATGCAGAACACATTTTATTGGGAGGCCGCCCGGTACATATCCGTGGCGATCATACCCGGTGCGGGGGCAAGGTATTTCACTTACGCCAACGAATCTGACGCACGCCGCCATGAAACCAGCATGAGGGAGTGGCACGGCTCCCAGGGAAGTTTCACATATTACACCATCCGAGACGCCGGGAACATCCTGCGGGCGGCGGAACATTGGACCATGTGCCGGGATTGTAAACGATGCCGACCCTCCCGGCCCCATCTCCGCCAACCGGGGAAGCAGCATGAATGCGACCTCCTGGGAACGGATGGGCACTGGTACGTGGACCCGGAGAAGGACGGCTGCACCTGGGGAACCAGAAGGGAGGAAGAACACAAACCGGAAACCAACATCCATGAATAACATCGAACAGGAAACAATCTGCTTTCAGATTAACTTGGAACTAGGACGGTTCCCGGGGAATCATGACTACCACGTGACCTATGACCCGCGCTGCCGGGAAATCGGGGTGCAACTGGGAGAACTGGGCGTCCAGTGGGTGCCCGTGGACGCCGAGAAATTTTACTCCTGGCTTCACAATACCCCCGGACTGAAATGGACGGACGTGGTGGCCATGCTGGTCCGCAAGCTCCGCCAGACGAAACAACTCAACAAACAACATAACAAAGGGAAAGATACGCACAACCACTAAAGCAACCGACCAGCAGGTTATCAAAGACCAGGACGAATTCTGCCGGACCTTAGACGACATCGCCCGCAAGGGTGTTGAACTGGACACCTTGCAGGCCGCCAAGGAGACCGCCATGCAGCAAGTGCTCACCGAGCATGATCCCAAAATCAGCGAACTGGCCAGGGAGATTGCCCGGCTCACCAAGATGGCCGAGCAATGGGCCTCCCCCCGCAGGGACGAGCTGTTTGCCAGGGGCCGTAAATCCAGCACCACCGCCCTGACTACCTACGGCTACCGCCTGGGGCAGCCCTCCCTCAAGCCCGCGCCGGGCTGGACCTGGGACAAGGTTGTAGCCCTGCTCAAGAGCACCCGCCGCAGGGCCTACCTGGTCACCAAAGTAACCCCGGACAAGGAGGCGATACGCCTGCATGTCAAGCCTCACAAACTCGCCAAGCTGGGCATGCAGATCAAGCAGGAAGAAACGTTTTACGTAGAGAGAAGCACCAGGAGTGATGACTAAATACAAATGCCGCAAAAAGCCCTCCGGCCTGTACGACGTGACGGTGATGACGCCGGAAGGCGGACGCACTACTGTGCGCGATATGACCCCCGCCCGGAAACAAAACCTGATCAGGATAATCCGCGAATTCAATACTGAATCCGAACGGCAAAGGGCGGTTGAACAAGGCTTCCGGCACTCTCAACAGGTAATAAGATGGAAAGACTACATCCGAAATGAAAAAATTACTGTCAAATAAGCAAAAGGCCGTGCTGGCCCAGCTGGCCGCCCGGGCTTACAAGAAGCTACAAGCATACGGCTGCCCGCTCCCTTCCTTGGAAGAATGGCGGCACGACGAGACCTGGAAAGCCACCGGACACACGGAATCTTTAACCAAGGCGGCCCAAAAGGATTACACGCTGATTTACAATCGTTTTGCCGCCTACCTGGGATATGAAGCCATCAGAGACAACACCTACACGGAAATGGACAAGGCATTGCACATCCTCCGAGATAGCATGCAACGGTTTGAAACCGGGCCGGACTATCTGGCGGGGGTTGTACGGGACCAGCTGCATCTGCCCTGTACGGGCAAGAATGTCTATGACCAGCTGCGGAAATATGCCAAGCCTGAACACATCCGCCATCTGAATTACACGGTGATCAACCGGGGCCGTGCCGCCGCCCGGAAGATGGCGGATGAAACGGGCGTGGAAACCTACGAACCGCACGCCCTGCCGGGAACGCTCCCTCCGGGAGGGCTGGCGGATCATGTGGGAGCCGTCCGAGTGCCCAGGGCCGTCCAGGACGCTGGCCAGAGAGCAGCTGCCACCCCAGCCCCCGAACCGAAAACGGCCAGGGGATGGAGTGGAATAGTAATTGAAGACGAATTCCCTCTGTAACTTTTCGCATCCCTGCGGATGCTCTGATTGAAACGGTAGTGCCTTGAAAAAAGTCTCATGTTGAATTCCAACATGAGACTTTTTTATGTATTCATTTAAGAGGGAAGTTGGAAGAAACGGACTCGTTTTCCAGGATTCTCCTTGCGTAGTTGTTCTAAAATCCGTTTTGCTTCTTCCTCTGATGATATGTCGTCTCTCATGATTTGACGTTCTGTTATAAACCTCCCATTTTGGAGTAAGTTATCCATTTGAAAATCTTCCAAATGATTTATATCAGCTTTCATTTCCTTGAGTAGCTGACTTGGTCCGTTGTAGAATTCTATATAGAAAATATATGCCATAGCTCTTTTAAATACAGAATAAGCAGAGGGTAGGAAAGAATTTTTTGTATCCTGAAAAATCGTTAAGCATGTGGTAACATAGACACATGGACGAAAATTTGCGCCGCTGGGCTAATGGGCCGGAATGTAGCGTTGCCGAAGCTGCCCGCATATTAAAGGTAAGCCGGGAAACAGTGCGGCGCATGATATTGAGGGGGGACTTGTACGCCTGGCCTGCCGTGCCCGGAGGCGTAAAAAAGCTATTGTGGGAGGGGCAAGTGCGGGATATGGCGGCGGCAGCGCGGGCAGAAGCCATCCAGCGCGGGAAGATGATGCAATCCACCTTCAACTTTTTTTAGCACATTTGCCACAAACGCCACATTTGCCACAAATGCCACATAAAGAATGCGGAGCCTGGGCTAGAGTGCCCGCATGACTAACAAGCAAGATTTTGGCGGAACAAAAAACGGAGATGAACTGAATCGTGGTAATCATGGGAATGAAGCCCTCGCGTCGGGAGACGCCGGGGCAACTACGCCCCAGCAAACGAAAAAGACGACCACGCCCTGGTACTTGTCCCGGACGTTTTGGATCAACCTTGCCGCCCTCCTGTCCCTGCTCCTGCCGTCCGTCCGCGAGTGGCTGGAAAACAACCCTGTGGACTTTGTGACCGCCCTGGGCGGCGTGAATGTCCTGCTGCGGTTTATCACTTACGGGAAGCATCAAATTTCATCCGACAGCGATGATAGCGATACCGCCTCCGGCGATGGAGGCGGAAATGAATCGAAGTCCCGGCCCCTGGTGCCAGGCGAGAACGACCTGGCAAATTCGTCCATAGCCGGGGCCGGGACTTCCGATCCGGCCAAGCTCGAAACCATCAGACGCCGCCTATGTCTGACGATTGGCGCGCTGATGGTGATGCTGGGAGGATCATGCAGCAGTTCATCCACCGCATCCACCAGCGTGAGCCTGTCCGAAGGGCAGGCGGTGATTGTCCGCGGCGGTTCCTCCCTGGTGATTGACCGGGGGGAAAGAAAGCTGCTGTGGAATCAGAGCGTGCCGGAAGTGGTGATCGCCCCGCCCGTGGTGCAGAAAGGAAAATAGTTAATAAGTAACAGTGAAGAAAGGAAAGCATCATGAAGTACGCCGAATTGAAAATGAACACGCTGTCCTGGCAGCGAGCACTGAAGTTTGCCGGGTTTTACCGTGGGGCCTTAGATGGTATGACTGGCCCGTTGACCCGTGAAGCCGCTACGCAGTGGGAAACCAGCCACAGCCAGCTGCAAGCCAGATACGGCCAGGTGGACAGCCGCTCCGAGTCTTATCTATGGACCTTGCAGCCACTGGCCGCCATGCGGGTGCGCCAGGTGATCGTAGCCATGCGGCAGCAGGCCGATTGGAAAATCATTTGCGGCGTCCGGACCTACGACGAACAGGACGCGCTATATAACAAGCGCCCCCGCGTCACCCGGGCCAGGGGCGGCCAGAGCATGCACAATTTTGGACTGGCCGCGGACTTTTGCCTGTTTGAAGACGGACAGGACATCTGGTCCCCCAGCGAAGGCCCAAAATCCATTTACGCGCCGCTTGCCGAAGCGACCCGCCAGGCGGGCCTGGTATGGGGCGGAGACTTCCGCACCATCTACGACCCCGGCCATATCCAGCTGGGAGAAATCGCCACAACCGCCCTGCATCGTGCCTATACCCAGGGCACGTCCACCCTTGCCGAATTATTGAAATGATGATGCAGCTATTGGCGGAAGCGAGCACGATAGATGCCGGAGCGGTTGTCCAGATAATAAGCACCCTTGTGGGGGCTGGCGCTATTGGCGGGGGTGGCTACGTGATGGGTAAGGCTCGCAAAATATCCTTGTCCAATGATCCCCTCAATGTCCGCAAGGCCAACGAATACGCCACCAAAGAGGATATTGCCCGGCTGGAACGAGAAATCCGAGACATAAAAAATGACCGGAAAGAAGACCTGGGAGACATATATGACCGCCTCAACGAACAAGGCAGAGACCTGCATGAAATCATCGGCATGCTGAAAACCCTGACCCCACCGAACAAGAAATGAACCGAACCGCCGAAATCAGACTGGCCATCCTGAGGGACCTGGCCCATGTCCCCGCCGGACTGCTGCGCCGTGAAGATGACATACGCTGCCGGGTGCAGCTGCAAGTGGTGCCGGCTCCTTCCCGCGCGGAAATTGAAACCGAACTGAAGGAACTGGACGCGCTGCGCCTGATCACGGGCATCTCCAACAAGATCACGGGAGAAATGCGCTGGCGCATTACGGATGCCGGACAAGCTGAACTTAGCAACCAGTAACCCCCCTACACCCATGCGCAAGCCCAGGCCGGACAGCACCATCCACAACTTGCCGGAGGAATTGCGGCAAGCCGTGGACGACGCCCTTGCCGCCAACGCCACCCTGAAGGATGTACAGGCCATTCTGGCGGAGGGAGGCGTGCGACTGTCCCTGCAAAGCATCAGCGAGTACTACAAGCTGCACCTGCTGCCCCGGATATGGGCGGCGGAAGACCACAATGCCGCCCAGCTTGCCAAAATCAAGCGGGGCAACGTCACGAAGGCCACCCATGCCGCCGTGCTGCAAACCTGCTACGAAGTCATCACGCGCCCGGGCAAAAAATCCGCCGCGGATTTGCAACGCCTTTACGGCATGGTGCTGGCCGGACAAAAGGCCCAAATGGAAGCCCAGCGGCTGAAACTGGACATTGACAAATGGCAAATGCTGGCCGCCCAGGCGCTGCTGGACAAGGCCACCAGTCCGGAAGTCCAGGCGATTGTCGGCAGCAACGAAACCAACGAAAGCAAACTGGCCAGGCTGCGCGCCCTGCTGTTTGGCCAGCGGAAAACAGTCACCCCCGAATTTGTAGATGCCCCATCATCCTGACAATTTCCGGGCAGTCAACCTGCTGGCCTTTCAGGACGCCGCGTTCTGCGTGGCTTTCCGCATCTGCTTTTTCATGTGGCGGCGGCAGGGCGGCAAGTCCTACACGATTGCCAGCAAGGCCATCGACCGCATGATTGAAAAGCCCTGGCGGAATTGCTTTTTTGTGAGCGCATCCATTGCGACCGGAAAGGAAATCGTGGAGAAGGAGGCAACCATCTGGCACGACGCCCTGGGCGCCCTGAAAGCTTGCCAGGACAAGCTGGGCAAGCAGCTGGGCGGCAACGTCATCGACAAGACCAGCAAGGAACTTTTGAACGTGGACGACTTGGCGGAACTGATGGACAAGCAGGCGGCCCAGGTCAGGATTTACCACACGCGGACGGCGTACAGCCGCACGAAGATCCTCGCCCCCAATCCCGACACGGCCCGGGGCTGGACGGGTGACGTGTTCGGAGATGAAATCGGCTTCTGGCCGGACTTCAAAGGCGTATGGGACGCGGTGGAACCGATCATCTCACGCAACCCGGAATTCCTGTTCTGGCTGTTCAGCACGCCGCCCGCGGACGATACGCATTACACCTACGACCTGCTGAACCCGGGCCTGCGGACATTTGAACCGAACGCCGCCGGGAACTGGTACAAGACGGAACAGGGCTACCCGGTCCACCGTGTGGACGCTCTGGACGCCGAACTGGCCGGGCTGCCGCTCTATGATCCGCTGTCCGGCAAGGTGGTGCCCTACGAAGAATTCAGGGCGCACAGCCTGGACCGCGCGTCGGTGGATCGCAACTATGGCCTGAAGTTTATTCAGGGCGGCACGGCAGCCATCCCGCTGGGCTGGCTGAACCGGGCGCAAAACATGGGCCTGGGCCATTGCACGGGCCTGGACCTGGCCGGGGAGGAGGTGTGCGCATGATCGCGATCCGTGAAGCCATCTCCCCGAACTGGGCGGAATCCCTGTGCGCCGGAAAAGTGTGTTTCGGGCTGGACGTAGCCAGCACGGAGGGCAAGAAGTCCAACCCGTCCAGCCTGACGGCCACGGAATACTGGGACCGCATATATTGGCAGCGGCTGGTGGTCAGGTGGAAGACGGAGCACTACGCCGTCATGCTGGGCATCCTGGAACTGGTCATTGGGGCCGTGCCTCGCGAGCAGCGCGGCGTGCTGGTGGTGGACACCAGCAATGAAAAATTCCTGGCGCGGGAACTGGCTAAAGACCTGTCCGGCCTGGTCCGGGTGGTGGGGTTTTACGGGCAGCAGGTTGTCCGCTACTGCGGCGAAAAATCCGACGCCAAGACGGCAATGGGGGCCGCGTATTGCTCCGCCCTGGAAGACGCTCTCATTGCCATGCCTCCGGGCAAATGGCTGGAAACGGACCACCGCCTGGTGACGCGCAACGGCGCACGGTTCGAGGCCGATGTGGACGCGCAGGGCAACCACGCGGACACATTTGACAGCGGCAAGCTTTCCTACTGGGGCCACGTCGGGACCGGGCTGGAATCATGCAGCCCGTCATCCTGGCGGCACAAGTCCCGCCAGGGCAAGAGCAGGAAGAGCAGTAACCGGGCCTCCGGCACCCGCCGCTGGGGCGGCATCAGGACCAGGAGATTTTAACACGATGAACATTTTACCGCAATTTGTGAACAGGATGATTGGCAGGCCAGGGAATTTCCGGACTGGCATGATCAGGCTGATCGGCTTTTTGTCCCGACGCTCTCAAAAGGAAGGCCGGAACCCGCTGCCATTCCTGACGCCGCAGGAAGCCCGCGCCCTCTATGAATTGTACCGGAAAGGCCAGTATGCCGACGTGATGCTGTGCTGGGCCGCCCTGGAAGAAACGGACGACATGCTGGGCACGGTCCTGGACCGCCGCGCCTCCGCCCTGGCGGAAATGACTGACGACGTGAAGGTGGATGCCAAAGCCATCGGCAACAACCCGGACTTGCAAACGCTGGCCGACGAGCAGCAGCAATGCCTGGCGGAATATTACGGCAAGATCGACAACTTGAGGGATGCGGTGCGGTTCATGGGATCGGCTACCTTCCGCGGGTACGCGCACCTGGAACCCGTGGCCGGAGGCGGCAGAATCAGGATGGAACCCGTGGACCAGTGGCTGATGGCCCGGCCTGTCAAGGGCGGGGCCTGGTATTACAACGAATCCGCCGACAGGTCATGCGCCAAGCTGGAAGCCGTGGATGAAAGCCGCCTGATCATCCGTGAATGCCTCCGGCCCGTGGACCTGCCCGCCATGTTCGCCATCTGCGCCAAGGCCCATGCCCTGGACGGGTGGGACGGATTCATTGACGTGTTCGGCAACCCGGCCATCTTCTTCAAATACCCGCCAAACACTTCTGACGAACAGGCACGGGAATATGACCGCATCGCCGAAGAGATGATCGGGGACGGGCGCGGCGGCTACCCGGACGGAGGGGACATCAAGACTGTGGAAACGACGGCCCGCGGAGGGGACACCTTCAAACAGCGCTGCGAGTGGTGCGACAAGCAGATTGTGCGCCGCGGCACGGGCGGCGAGCTGACCGTGCTGGCGGAATCCGGCAGCGGGACGCTGGCGGGCAACGCCCACCAGGAAACATTCCGCATGTTGGCGGCGGGCGAAGGCGCGGAAATCTCCGAAAGCTTCAACCGCCAAATGAGCCGCCGCCTGCTGGACCGCCATTTCCCGGGAAGGCCGCATCTGGCCTACTGGACGCTGGAATACGAAGAAGCGGAAGACGTAGGCAAGCAGGTGGACAACATCACGAAATTGGCCGCCGCGGGATATATTGCCGACGAGGAAGAAGTAAGCGAGGCGTCCGGCTATACGGTCACGTACCGGGCGCCGCAGCCGTCCCAGGAACAACCCTCCTTCCCCCTGCTGGCCAACAGCCGCGGAAACTGGCAACACATCCCCGCACAGATTGAGCAGACCAGGAACAACGCCCCCCTGACGGCCCAGGAACTTGCCCTGCTGGAAAAGCTGCTCAACGCACAGCCGAACCCGGCCATGATCCGGAATGATGCCCGGAAGCTGGAAACGGCCATGAAACGCGCCGCAGGGCTGGAAGTGGGCAATGACCCGGAAAAAGCAGGAAGCACCCCGGCAGCACCCCGGCAAAACGCAAATTCAGCCGGAAACGGCGACCAGGAAAACCTGCTGGCCAACTACGGCACCAGCGAAGGGGCCAGGAAGGGCTGGGACAAGCGGGGCCGCGGGCAGCATGAGGCCATCGGCCAAACCGGAACGGCCAAAAGCCTGGGACTGGAAAAATTGTCCGCCCTGACCCCCGACCCGGCCAGCAGCCACAGCCACCCGGGAAGAGCGCGGAAAGCCCTGACGCGGGGATTTACGGCCCGGTCCATCGACGGGCAGGACGTGCATTTCAGCAAGGGCGTCCTGGATCACTGGGAAAGCACCCAGCCCCCCAAAACGCCCGAGGAACAGAACCGGAGATTGCGGCGTTTATCTGAAGCAGTCCGTGCCGTGAAAAACCCGCACGAAGTGTGGGAATCCCACAACGGCCAGAAGACCTACCTGCGCGTGTACAAGGATGACGCCGGGAAATTTGCCATGAGCGGATTTATCACGGGCAAGGATGGCCAGGTGAGAAGCTTTTTCCACAGCCGCCGACTGAATGGAGCCGAAAAGATGAGAAAGGGAACCCTGAAATACAAGAGATAAAAGAAGTACGGACGGGAGGGCCATCTCCCCGCACGGGCTAACGCGGCCTTAACGGATGGCCCCCAGGCCGCGCATCACCGTAACAACACCGTAACCAACACAGACAAAAAGTCAAGAAGGATGAAAACCATTACATTGGAAGATTTGCAGCCCTGGGAAAACCCGGGGGACGGCTGGTATAACATCGAACGCTGGGGGGAACATCCCCAGCAGACAGCGGACGGAAAAAAATATGTCCAGGTCATCGACGATGAGGCCGTGCGGGCCATCGTGGAAGCAGGCGTCCCGGAAGAAGGGCTGCTGACCGACGTGGAACATGTGTCCGTTGCCGTCACCGGGCCGCGGGATAGCCGGGCTTACGGCTGGGTGCGCGAGCTTGCCGCCCTGCCAACGGTGGAAGGGCTGCAACTGTGCGCCCGTATCGAATGGACGCCGCTGGGCCTCCCCCTGGTCCGGGACCGCATCTACAAACATTTTTCGACCGTGTACAGCGTGGAGCTGTGCGCGGACCTGGGAGGCGGACGCCTCCGCCCCCTGCAACTCGTCGGGCTGGCCCTAACCAACCAGCCCAACAACCCCGGCCAGCGCCCGATCACCAACAGTCAGGCCGCGCCGATCAACGACAACACAAACCAACAAGACAACAACATGGAAGAATTGAAAAAAATCGCCGCCAAGCTGGGACTGCCGGAAGACGCCGCGCTGGACCAGATACTGGCAACAATCGACGCCCTGATGGCCGCCGAACAGGAAGCCGCGGAAGCGGAAGCGGAAACGCTGCTCAACAGCGAAGACCTTGCGACCTTGACCCCCGAGGAAAAGAAGGACCTCAAGGAAGAACTGCTGACCAACCGCGAGATGGGCATCAAGATGATCAACCTGCTGGCCAACCGCAAGGGAGGCGGCACGTCCGGGGGCGCTCCGAAGTATGCCCGGCCCGGATATCGCCGGGAAACCCAGGCGACCAGGGGAGGCAAAGGCATGGGGACGGACCGCGGCCAGCTGCTGGTGAATACGGCCCGCGACATCCAGGCGCAAGAAAAGGCAGCCGGGCGTCTTTGCTCGTTTTGGAAAGCGAAGAACCTGGCCAAGATCCGGCTGGGGCAGAAGTAAACCGCTCCTGGCATTTGCTTTTAACTATTCATAACCAGAAAACAACATGGCAATTATCCATCAACAGGCCGTCATGAGGGCGGAAAGCGGCGTGGACCTCCGCGAATGCGAAGGCTGCTTCGTGAAGAAAGACGCCTCCGGAAAGCTGGTGCTATGCACCGAAAACGACACCGCCCCCCTGGGCGTCGTCCACGTAGGGGGCGACGAGGGGGAAATGACCGACTACCTCCTGCCCGCCCATCAGGGCATTGTGGGAGTGCGTCTTCATGCTTCCCCCGGTTCCGTCGAGGAAGGCACCAGGCTGGTGCTGGCCGCCAAGGGAACCGTCAAGGCCGGACCCACCGGGACCCAGGTGGCCGTGGCCTGCGAAAAAGGCACCGGGGGCCAGCTGCTGGAAGGCTACCTGACGCTTCCGACCGTTCAGGCCGCGCCTTCCTCCGGATCTTAATTCAACAACCAACAGAATAAAAAAATATGTTTCAACATGCAGCAAGCTACAACGGCTATTTAACCGAACTGTGCCAGGCCGCCCATGCGGACGAGGCCGACAGCATCGGCAATAAACTGTTTCCCGCCGTGGGGGTGAGAACCGCCGTGGGAACTTACAAGAAGCGGGACATCGGCAACGCTTTCCGCGTTTACCGGACGGCCCTGGCACGGGGTAATTCCCCGACCCGGATCGACACCAACGCCACGGACGGATTCTACAACTGCCGCCCCCATGCGCTGGAAGTCGGGACGTGGAAATTTGACGCCGACCAGGACGACGGAGGCGAGGAAGAACGCGAAAGCAATCTTCAGGAACTGATGAGCACCCAGCTGGTCACGCGGGAATTCCAGGCCGTGTCCATCTTCAAGGCCGGAGTTCCCGTCACGTCCGGGGCGGGCATCTGGTCCGGAGAAGCCGGAGCCGCGGCCAATATCATCAACGAACTGGACACGCTGGCAATCACCATTCAGGCCGGGATCGGACGCCGACCGACTCACCTGATTTTTGGACAGAACGCCTGGATGATCGCCAAAAACCACCCCAGCCTGCGCGAGCTGATCCAAGGGCAGACTGTGGCGGTTTCCCTGGAACTGCTGCGCAATATGCTGATCTTCCCCGACATCAACATATCGGTGGCATCCATGCCCTACAACCCGGAAGTCCGGGGTAAGGCGGGCAAGCTGAAAACGATCATGGGCATGGATGTGTTCATGTTCTACAGCTCCGACGCCCCGACGCGCAACGACATGTCCGCGGGCAAGGACTTCACGATGGAACCGGGCGGCCCGGAAGTATTGTCCGAAGAAAAAACGCTGGAAACGGTGGACACGCTGTACTGGTCCACCGACCGCCAGGTGACGTGCCCGGCAGCCGCCGCGCGTCTGGAAGTAGCGTAACCGGATGACCGATTGACGAGGACTGTTCCGGGGGCGCAACGCCGCCCCCGGAACTTACAACCAGAAGAAAAACCATGTGGACGCCCCTAACTGAAACCATCCTGAACCAGGTACTGAACGCCGGGGAACTGGCCAGCGTAACGCGCGACCGCGCCCAGGTGCAGCCCGATCCCATTCCCGGCATCCTGGCCGAGACGGCGGCCACCATCCGCAGCCGCATTGCCTCCGGAGGCCGCACCAGGTTACAGGGAAGCCCTGACTGCATCCCCGCGGAACTGATGGCGGAAGCCGGGGCCATTGTCCGTTACCGCGTCCTGGTCCGGTTTGCCCTGGCCATGACGGACGAGCGGAAAGCGGAGTGGCAGCACGCCAATGACGTGCTGAAGGAATTATCCTCCGGCAGCTACGTGATCACCGATGACGCCAGCGACAAGACCCCCAGCCCTCACTATTCCGGAAGGCCGATCCGGTGGGGCATGAGCCGCCACGGCGGGGTGATGTAAGGCCCGCGCATGCGGGCAGTGAACAGTTAAAAGCGAATAGTTAATAGGATGCCAAGCGCCGAAGAAACACTGATGGGAAAGCGGCTGATGCCGACCAACTTGAATTCCGCCCAGCTGGAACAAATGGGCCGGGAATTCACGCAGCGTGCTGTTTTTTCGGCTGGCTGCAACCATCTTCAGACGGTTCAGGCAATCCGGGACGGATCCCGGAAAATTTTGAACGGCGAATGGCTGAATGCTTCCGCCCGCGAGTTTTTGCAGGCGGTACTTAAATTTTACAATTATGAGGCCCCGGAGGATGCCGAGGGGACGATCCGGGACATGACGACACCCGGACGCCAGAATTTGATTTTTGACCAGACCGTGGCGCAAGCTAGAAATTTTGCGTGGAAGGAAAACCTGCTGGCCGACGACAGGCCCCACGCCTGGCAGCTGGTCCGGGTGGGAACCAGGAAAGAACCGCGGGACTGGGACACGCGCTGGAAAGATGCGTATGCGCAGCTTTCCCCCGCGGAACGGCTGGGCGTGGATGCCGAAGGAAAACGTGCCCTGGTGTCCAGCCGGATTTGGCAGCTGCTGTCCCGGTGGGGGACGGGCTACCCGCCTTTTGACTTTAATAGCGGGATGGGGGTTAAATCCGTATCGGCGGACGGTTTGCAGGACGCGGCATCCGGACGGGAAGATTTTAACAGAGCCGAGGCGAGTATGAAAGGAGTGGATCAGGATTTGCGCGACTGGATCAGCCGCAACCTGGATGTGCAAGTGAGCATCCGCGGGGACAAGGCAATCATGGAAGGAGGCCGGGCATGATTAGTCTGCAAGTGAACCTGGATATGTCCGTGGCCCTGGCCAGGATGGTCACGCCGGAGGATTTGCAGGCCATGACCCGGCACGCCGGGGACGATTTGCGCGACCTGCTGAAGAATCATTTTATCGACCGATCCCAGCAGACCGGATCGCGGAACTACTGGGCCGGGGCGGCGGAAGCCACGGAAAGCCACATGGAGGGCCGCACGGCCCGCGTGACGGTAAGCCATACGGGGGTGCGCCTGCACCTGCTGGGCGGCACGGTCCGGGCGACTGGCCGCATCTCCCCCGTGACGGGCCGCCCCACCAAAAGCCTGCTTGTCCCAGGGCCGGATTCTCCGCTCCGCAAGCGGCGGATCACGCTGGCCGAGGCCGGAATTCCCCAGGAGGAAATCATGGTCTTGTACAGCGTCAAAAGCCGCATGCCCTACCTGGCCCGCGTCCAGGAACGCAAGCGCATGTACAAGGGCTGGAAGCAGAAAATAACGCCGCTGGGGCTGCTCCTTAAATCCGTAACGCACGACCCCGACCGCACCGTTCTGCCGTCGGATCAGGAACTGACCGACACCGTGAAATCCTCCGCCGTGGACACCCTGGCAACTAGAATTTCCAACCGATTGAACAAGCATGAATGATGAACTACCAGACGGCCCCGAATACGTGTTTGCCCAGGCGGTGATCGACCGCCTGGCCGGAAAAAAAGAACTGGCCAATTATGTGATTCCGGACCCGTTTGACGCCAGCGACCAAGTGAACAACCTTGCCCTGGCCGTGGCGCAGTATGATGCGGCCATCGCGGTCATGCCCCAGGCACCCCAGCCGCCGCCCTGGAAGGGTGTGGACATGCCGGACCCCGGCGTGGTTGTCGCCACGGCAGCCATCCTGGTCATGACGACCGGGCAAGTGGGGGCTGACCCCACGATCCGCCGCTTGTCCGCCCTGACCGCCGCCGTGCTGCGGCGGCTGCGCAAATGGTCCCCGCACAATGACGAGCTGGCCGGGACAGCCCCCTGGGTGGCGGAAATTACAGAACTAAGCACGGAACAAGTGCCGGAACTGAAGAACGTGGACGGCAGAGTGATTTTCCTCTCGATCCGAGAAAACCTGAACCCATAGCAACAACATGGCAAAGACAGAAAAAGAACAGACGGCCCCGGCATCCGCCGCGGGGGAAGCAGGCGTCAGCGGCCAGGCCAAGCCGCAACTGGTGAAAGTGCGCGTGACCAGGACGGGCACCAACATCAGCGGCATGACCTACCTGGCCGGAGTGGTGGTGAACGTCACGCCCGACCAGGCTGCGGCGCTCGAACAGGCAAAAGCCGGCTGCCGGGTATTTTAACGGACCGGAGCCGGAACGACGAACCATTAACAATTAACTATTAACCAAACCAAGCACATGGCATACGAAAAAAGATTTGTCGATAATTTGATCGGAGGCATGATCATCCGCATTGCAAAATTCGGGGAAACCGTCACCGCAGGAAACACGGTGGGAGAAGGGGCCAAGCCCGACGCTCCCACCCCGGAAAAGCCTGGACCGTGGCTGACCCTGGGCAAGATCAAGACGGCTACCAGCGAACGCCAGAAGAAGACGGCGACGGTGGAAGGCGTGAACGACGCGGGATTTTATGAAATGCGCGATTTGTCGATCGCCCAGCAGTCCAAGCTGAAGTTCACGACGCAGGAGGTGACGCCCGAAGCGATCCAGCTGGCGTTCGGCGTGGCGGACAACCTGGAAGATGACCAGGAAGCCGCGCCGTTTTCATCCTCCGGCAACATCCGTTGCTGGGTGTATGGAGAACTGCGCAACTCCGGCAATAACGCCGAAAAGCTGGCCCATTTCTGCGTGATGGGGGATTTATCCCTCACCAACAGCCCGAATTTCGCGTCCGATCCGGTGACGTGCGAGTTTGAGCTATCCATCAAGAATTCCCCCCTGGCTACGTTCACGAGCCTGGCGCTGGCCAAGCTGGCGGCGGATTAACCCTGCGCCCATCCAGGAGCCGTCCGGCTGGGGCGGCTCCGCTTTCCCCCTTCCATCTTTCCAATCATGATTATATACATAGATGCTAACACGCTGGCCCTGACGACGGCGGGCCAGGTGCCGCTGACTGACATGGCCCTGGTGCGGGGCGACAAGATGCCGCTGCGCATCGTCCTGACGGACGGCCCCGGCAACCCCTCGAATTCTGACGAGGTGCCCGTGCTGGCCGTGAAAAAATCCCTGGGGGACGATTCCCTGGTGCTGGCCGCCACGGGGCTGGAACATGTGGAGGATGCCCTGGGCACTGCCTATGTCGGCAGCCTGTCCGTTAATACGGTGCAGCTGGCGGAGGTCATGGGGGATCAATCCCGGATTGACCTGATCGGCGAGGTGGTGCTGGTGGCTCCGGACGGGGCGCAGCGCACGTCCCGCCTGATCCGGGTGACGGTCCGGGCGGACTTGCTGCCCGGGGATTACGCGCCGCCTGACGAGGTGCTGGCCGACTGGTCCGAACTGGTAGCCGACGCCCTGGCCGCACAACTGCCGGACGCGCTCAAGGATGCGGGCGTGGAATTGGAAGCGGTGACCGGGCAATCCACCTTGTCCAGCGGAGATGCCGCCGACACCTGGACCATCGTCGGAGGCTACGCGATGACCTGGGGAGACGAGATACTGGCGGGGCATCTGCCTGACAGCTGCCGCCTGACGAGTATTTCCACTGTGTATTTTTTCACCGACCCCGCCCTGAATCAGTATTGCCTGCGGATTTGGAAGCTGGTAAACGGTGCGTACAGCCTGATTGGCACCTCCGCCTATGTGTCCAACCTGACCAGCGGCCAGACAGCTACGTGGGTATTTACGCCAGGCGTCCCCCTGACGCGCGGGGATGTCATTATTATCCAGGTGTGCGAGGGGACGGAGATGACGCCCTACGCGCTGGGCATGCACGCCGTACTTACTCCGTCCGTCCCTGGGCGTGGCCTGGTGGCGGAGGTGGCCAACCCGCCCGCCGTGAACGGCACGATGGCCCCGCTGATGACCGTGGTAGTGGACTATGACGACGGCATCACCCTGGGAGGGATGGAGCTGGCCACCGCGCGGCAACTGGACAGCCTGGGGCGGGATGTGCGCCAATCTTCCGCGACCGCCGAGGCTGCGGCACGGACGGCTGGCCAGTCCGCCGCCACCGCGTCCACGGATGCCGATAATGCCGCAACATCTGCCACCAGTGCAGCCAACTCTGCCACGGCGGCCCAGCAGGCTCTGGCGGCCATACCTCAAGTAGATGATGCAGGCAACATGACGTTGGACGGCAATATCACCGCCGCGGGAGGCACGTTTGACGGGACCGTCAACGCCAACGGAGGCATCAACATCCCGCTTGCCGTGGGAGCGCCGACCGATACGGGCGCGGTCAACCGCCTGCATGCCGCAGGCTTGGCCGGAGTGACGGACATTTTTTCCCAGCACGCCTACCTCAACACGGGCAGCATTACGGCGACAGGGACGGCGGCAACTACCGCTCTCATTCCCGGCCAGTATGCGCAGGTTAGAGTGCCTGCCGGGACTCACAGCACGATTGTCTTTCCCTTCACAGGGCCTAACGGTCAACATAATTATTCCAACTTTGCGGGATTCTCCATTCCGTGGCGCATACCCGGCGCAGGCAAAATTACCATAGGCATCGGACGAGGCAGCAAAACGACAAGATCTGATTTAACCCAGGGATCGTACAGTATCATACCTGGCAATAATCTGGCCCACAACAGCGGCGAAATTCTGGACATCACATTTGATAATGTACGGGATGCGACCCGCGGGGGCTACGTGGTCAAGGTGCGTGAGATTTACGCTCTTTCCGAGGCGGCAGGGTGGAGGGTGAAAACTACTACAAGTTTTGTGCCCGCGACGCATAACGAGCCTATACCTTCAATCGTTAATAAAATTATCTATCATCAACGATCCCAGTACAAATTCGAGAGCGAATATATTTCGTACGGCAGCCTCTATTTGCTGACGGGCGGAGGGCAGACGGTGCAGCTGCATAAAATTGCGGCGGTGCGCGGCGTTAATGCCTTTGAAACGGGCTTGGGGATTAGTTCGATAGTTACTGATTTGCCGGGGAACGCGAGCGGGGATGTGTACATGCATGTTGGGTCTGCGGTGCGCACCCTCTACCAGCCCGGCAACATCAATCCCGTTTATTACGCGCTGGAAGCATTGGCAAGAAACGATATTGAAGCCGAAGAAACGGCTGATTTTGTGGACATTAACATACCTCTCTAATGATGAACGACGCAGAAATACAAATTCAGTTTCCGAAGCCTGGAACATGGCAGGAATTCACTCTGACGCCCATTTATCAGGACAAGGGCGGATATAGACCTCCGGCACGCTATACGCAGGACGAGATACCGGCGGAGCAGGCACCGGCCATGCAGGCCGTTGTTGCCGCGCTGGTTGGACTGGCGGAACCGTGGCAGGCGGTGCAGGTGTGGGCAAGGCTGGGAAAAGATGTCCTGACCCTTGCGGAGGATGGTGCCTATACAATGATTGATGCGGTGTCTTTGACCGTTGAGGCCGTCCATGCGGAG